GAAGTTACTGCAATCGCAACTAACGACCTAACAGTTCGTCAACTAGACAACCCTAACGGTGGTGGTATTAAATCTGTAATCGCAGACGATACTGCAATTCGNAGACGTTGGAAGTTCTATGACTTGTTTGATGCTGCTCCAGGCACCTCGACTTGGGCAACTTCAAANGGTGTANGTGCAGACGAAATGCATGTTGTTGTTTATGANACAACTGGTGCNATTAGTGGATTCGATAACGATATCGCTGGACAGAGAACTACTTCTGTTCTAGAGACATTCGCATTCGTATCTCAGGCTGCATCTTCTAAGACTGCACAAGGTGGAACAAACTTCTACGCAAACGTAATCAACACTGGTTCTGTTTATGTTCGTTGGATGGATCACCCAACATCANTAACTGANGCTGGTTCTGATCTTNCATCTGGTAGTTCATACACATCTGTAGNGGGTGTCGGTGGTGTTCTAACTGATACACTATCTGGTGGAACAGACGATGCAATGTCACAAGGTGAACTTGCATTCGCATATGACTTGTTCTCAGACTCAGAAACAGTTGATGTAAACCTAGTCATGGCAGGCCCTGCTCCTGCTGGAACAGACGGTATTACACACGCAACTAAAATCATCGACCTTTGTGAACTTCGCAAAGATTGTGTTGGTTTCATCTCTCCTCGTAGAGCAGATGTTGTTGGTGTAACTACTGGTGCTGCACAGACTACAAACGTAAAAGGATTCTTCGACAACCTCGCAAGTTCTTCTTACGCAGTGTTTGACTCTGGTTACAAATACATGTATGACAAGTATAACGATGTATATCGTTACGTTCCATTGAACGGTGATATTGCTGGACTTGCCGCAAATACTGACAACGTTGCTGACCCTTGGTTCTCACCAGCGGGTTACAATCGTGGACAGATTCGTGGTGCAGTTAAACTTGCATTCAACCCAACTAAGGCACAGAGAGATATTCTTTACCCTGCTCGTATCAACCCTGTTGTTACATTCCCAGGCCAAGGAACAGTTCTCTTCGGTGATAAGACTGCTCTATCACGTCCTTCTGCATTCGACAGAATCAACGTGCGCCGTCTATTCATTGTCCTTGAGAAGGCGATTGCAACTGCTGCTAAGTTCCAGTTGTTTGAGTTCAACGATGCGTTCACTCAGGCACAGTTCAGAAACTTGGTTGAACCGTTCCTTCGTGACGTTCAAGGCAGACGTGGTATTACAGATTTCTCTGTTGTTGCAGACGAAACTAATAACACAGGTGAAGTAATTGACAGAAATGAGTTTGTTGCAGATATCTACATCAAACCTGCTCGTTCAATCAACTTCATTACACTTAACTTTATTGCTGTTAGAACTGGTGTTTCTTTCAGTGAGATTGGCGGATAAGGAGATAAAAAATGGCTAGTATTGACGATTTTAAATCAAACCTTATCGGCGGTGGCGCTCGTGCTAACCAATACCGTGTGATTATGTCAACTCCTCCAGCAATTGCTACTGGACTTGATATCAATCGTGCATCATTCTTGGTTAAGGCAACATCGTTGCCAGGGCAGACAATTTCTGAAATTGAAGTTCAATTCAGAGGGCGTCAACTTTACCTCGCTGGTGACAGAACGTTTGAAACATGGACTACAACCATCATTAACGATACGGACTTTATGGTTCGTAACGCAATGGAACGTTGGATGAATGGTATCAACGATCTTGATGAGAACACTGGACTTGCAAATGTTGCAGATTATACTGCACAGTTGACAGTTGAGCAACTCGACAGAGATGATAACATTCTTAAGTCATATGTTCTTAAGAACTGTTGGCCAACTGCGGTAACGCCGATTGAGTTGTCTTATGACACAGTAAGTGATATTGAAACCTTTGATGTGACATGGAGATACACTTCATTCACACCAAGTGCTGTCTAATCCAGTTTTACAAACCTACTAAATAGTAGGGTAAAACTTAGGAGACTTATAGTATGGCGGAACTTTTTGGTTTCAGAATCACAAGGGCGAATCAGGGAAAGGGTAGTGATGGATTCACTGCCCCTTCTACTGATGATGGCACACTCGATGTTGTATCGGGTGGCGGCCATTATGCGTCTGTTCTTGACATGGATGGTCGTGACAGGAATGAAGCAGACTTAATTCGCAGATATCGTGATATCGCACAACAACCAGAATGTGATAGTGCTATTGAAGATATTGTCAACGAATCTATTGTTTCGGATGACAGAGATCAAGCAGTATCCATTTCACTTGACAGATTAGATCTATCCCCTAACATCAAAGGCAAGATTCGTGAAGAATTTAATGAAGTCCTACGTCTATTGGATTTCAATCAAAAGGGACACGATATCTTCAGACGTTGGTATGTAGATGGTAGACTCTATTATCACAAACTTATCGACCCAAAACATCCTCGTAAGGGACTGAAGGAAGTTCGTTACATTGACCCTCGCAAAATCAAGAAGGTTCGTGAAACGAAAAAAGAGCAAGACCCAAAAACAGGGATGGATGTTGTTGTTGGTTTTGAAGATTTCTATCTTTACAACGACAAGGGACTCGATCAAAATACAGGAACCGCACAGGGTGTGCGTGTAACCTCAGATTCTATTACATATTGTCCTTCTGGATTGGTTGATATGGCCAAGGGGACAGTATTATCACACCTACANAANGCAATCAAACCTGTCAATCAGTTGCGTATGATTGAGGATGCGTTGGTAATCTACCGTATCTCTCGTGCGCCTGAGCGTAGAATTTTCTACATTGACGTTGGTAACTTGCCTAAGATGAAGGCAGAATCTTACCTCAAAGACGTAATGAATCGCTACCGTAACAAGATGGTATACGATGCAAGAACTGGNGAAATCAGAGATGATAGAAACCACATGTCTATGTTGGAAGACTTCTGGTTGCCTCGTAGAGAAGGTGGTAGAGGAACAGAAATCACAACCTTGCCTGGCGGTTCAAACCTAGGCGAGATTGATGACATTACATACTTCCAGAAGAAGTTGTATCGTTCATTGAACGTTCCAGTATCTAGACTTGCAGAAGAGTCTGGTTTCCAAATTGGACGTTCAGATAATATTACTCGTGACGAACTCAAGTTTACTAAGTTCGTTCAGAGACTTCGTAAGAAGTTCTCAATTATGTTTGCAGACATGTTGAAGACACAGTTGGTGTTGAAGGGTGTCATTGCAGAAGAAGAATGGCATACAATCAAAGAACATATTCAGTTCGACTTCCTACAGGACGGATACTTCACAGAGTTGAAGAATGCAGAGATTCTGAGAGAACGACTAGATATGTTAGGCCAGATTGAATCCTATGTTGGAACATACTTCTCTAAAGAATATGTCAAGAAACATGTTCTTAGAATGACTGATGATGAGATTGAAGATATCGACAATCAAATCAAAGATGAAGGTGGTATGGATGATATGGGTGCAGATGACGGCATGTTTGCACAAAACGATCCCACAAAAGGAGATAAATAATGGATAACGTAAGAAATTTCGTTGATGCAATTGCATCTGGTGACAACCTAGAGGCGGAGACACACTTTAATACGGCACTCTCTCAAAAGGTTGGAGATGCTTTAGAAACAAAAAGAATGGAAGTTGCAAATACTTTTGTAACTCACCATATTCCACAAGTAGATGAGGAAGACAGTGAGTAAGACTCTTTCAGAACTCAAACGTGAGTTNCCAGAGAAAGATGAACATAAANCATCTAAGGAGTATAAGAAGTTATCTCCTAAGATGAAGAAGGCTGTGGACGATATCTTCGCAGAATTGGACGCTAAGCCTTCAGACTTCCTAAATACTTTCGACAAAACAATTACAAGCGTTGCAAAGAAGTATAGGGTTCCCGAAAAACAACTCATGGACTACTTTGAACGTGAAGTATTAACGGTAATGTAAAAGAGAAGTCTAATGAAACTTATTGCAGAACAGATACAAGAAGTAGAATACATCGTTGAAGAAAAGGACGATGGTAACAAGGATATGAAGATTCGTGGAATCTTCATGCAGGCAGACATGAAAAACCGTAATGGTCGTGTCTACCCAATGGGTGTGCTTCAAAAGGAAGTCACTCGTTATAACAAAGAATTTGTTGCTGAAGGTCGTGCGTTTGGGGAACTGGGTCATCCAGAAGGCCCTACTGTCAATCTTGACAGGGTATCGCATATGATTACAAAACTGGAAGCGGATGGAAAGAACTTTATTGGCGAGGCGAAATTGCTCTCTACTCCAATGGGGGAAATTGCGAAAGCACTAATTAAAGATGGTGGTAAACTTGGGGTCTCTTCAAGAGGCATGGGGTCTATCGAATCTAGAAGTGGTGCGAATTATGTGAAAGATGATTTTTATCTTGCCACTGCGGCAGATATTGTTGCAGACCCTTCTGCACCTCAAGCCTTCGTTGAAGGTATTATGGAAGGTAAAGAATGGGTATGGAACAACGGTTTACTTCAAGAAGTCGATGTTGCCGGAATCAAAAATGACATTAATGAAGGTGTTAGACGTAAACAGTCAAATGTTTCCGCACTTGCCTTTGCGAAATTTTTGTCAAAACTTTAATCATTATAAATATGATAAGATAACAACTCAAGGAGAAATCCCAATGTCAGAACTAGACAAGACAATTGAGGAACTAGAGGCGGAAGTCATGGCGGAGCTTGAAGAAGCAACGCAACCAACTGACGGTGCTGCCAAAGGCGACTCAATGGAAAAAGTGGAAGGGGAAGTTCAAGACCTTGGCGACACGCCGGAAAAGGGAGCAGACAAAGTGAAACAAACTAAAGATGCTCAAACTAAGGGTGCCGCACCAGAACAAGGTGGTGAAGCTTCGCCGACTAAAATCAAAGAACCACTCGCAGCTGGTGATCAAGTCGATCATGAGGGTGAGGAACTAGAAGAAGCTCGTATGACTAAAGAGATGATGAAAGCTGAAATGCAACAGAAAATGGAAAGCATGAAAGCACAGGATCTCAAAGCAGCATATGAAGCAATGTGTGGCGAAATGGAAAAGAAGGAAGAGGAGTCAGTTGACGAATCTACTCTTGAAGACCGCCTTGCAACTGTAGACGTTTCTGAAGATGTTTCTGCACTAACTGCTGGTGAAGAACTATCAGAAGAGTTTCAAGAAAAAGCAGCGACAATTTTCGAAGCGGCGGTTAAGTCCAAAATTCGTTCAGAAGTTGCTCGTATTGAATCTGCTAAACAACAAGAAGTTGCAGAAGAAGTTGAAACCGTTAAGTCAGAATTGACTGAAAAGGTTGATGCGTATCTAACTTACGTTGTTGAAGAATGGATGAAAGAAAACGAAATTGCTATTGAGCGTGGTCTCAAGGGCGAAATCGCAGAAGACTTCATCTCAGGTCTTAAGTCACTTTTTGAAGAACATTATATTGATGTTCCAGATGAGAAGTATGACATTCTAGGTAGTCAGTCTGAACAGATTGATGTTCTAGAATCAAAACTTAACGAACAAATCGAAAAGACTGCTGAATTAAAAAAGCAGAACAACGAACTTGTTCGTGAAAGTGTCTTTGCAGACGTTTCTTCCGACCTCGCCGATACAGAGGTAGAGAAGTTTAAAGGTCTTGCAGAAGACGTTGAGTTCACAGATGCAGATGCATTTAAAGCGAAACTCGACACACTTAAGGAATCTTATTTCCCTAAGGCAACCACTATCGCTGAATCTGTAGACTCGGAAACTGATGATTCCGAAGCCTTCGATACAACTGGTGCAATGGCCGCTTACATGGCTGCTATCAGTAAAAATGTAAAGCGAGCTAAATGATCCGCAGTGTAAATTGCAGATTGTATAAATATTGTTATAAAAAGAAAACTCAATAAGGAGAAACAAAATGTTCCAGAC